TAGTACGTGCCATGATTTTTCCTTACATACAAGTTAAGTGCATCAGTCTGTATGTCGTCAGCCGGGACTGTCTAATGCACCGGATAGCCCGGAATACTGTGTTTATATCACGGCGTTTATTCGGGCGCAACAATTATTTTTGTTGTCATAATTTTTCGGCATTATACATGCATGAAATACCGCGTTGTCCCTGTCGATACTCGCCAGCCAGAGGTGGTGCAGTTGTTGACGTTGCTTCAAAAAGCGTGTCTTCCCCACGATAAAACTTACCCAATTACAAAAGGATACTGGCATGTTGTTTACTCGCAAGATGGTGAAGCGGTTGGCTTCGGTGGTGTTGTCCCCTCTACTCGTTGGTCTGACACTATGTACCTATGTCGCGCAGGCGTTACACGAGCTCATCAAGGACAGGGACTCCAGAAGCGGCTTATCCGACAGCGCATTAAAGTGGCCAAAAGACTAGGCATGAACTGGGTTATCTCTGACACCAATCAAAACCCTGCCTCCGCAAACAGTTTAATAGCTATAGGTTTTAAAATGTTTGAGCCATCTCAACCTTGGGGTTTAAAAACGGCGTTGTACTGGAAGTACAAGATCAAGCATGCCGTATAAAGACAAAATTGTTAAACAAACTAAACAAAAGACGTACGCAAATACGTACTATGCCAACAACAAAGCGACTGTAATAGCGGCAAGTAAAGCCTCTGCCAAGGCGTATAAAGAGCAATGGCGTAGCTTTAAAGCTACACTAGCTTGCATTAAATGCGGACAAAACCACCCAGCTACGTTTGATTTCCATCACATAGACAGCAGCACCAAAGAGGCATCAGTTAATAAACTGCTCAAAAACAGAGCATTTAAACGTGCTATGGAAGAGGTCAAGAAATGCGTTGTGCTCTGTGCCAACTGCCACCGTATACACCATCACGACGAGCGCATTGCCAAGAAAGCCAAAAAGAAAAAAGGGGCTGAAGCCCCCTGACTGTAGTATTTAAACCACGATTACTTGTTATCAGCAGCTTCTTCAGCGGCTTCAGTCTCAGCGCCATCTAATTCTTCTTCAGTGTCGTCCTCGTCTTCAAACTCTTCATCGCTAAGCACGACATCATATTCAACTGCCCAACCGTAGTTTTCCTGAAATTGCACGAACTTCTGGAAAATTTCAATCATCTCAAAATCGTGTGTCTCAATAGACAGCTTGTTGTTACCAAAGTAACCAAATTCCATTTCAAATTTCATGATATGCCCCTAAGATTTATGCAACCACAGCGGCTGCAAATTGATCGTAGTCTAACTTTGTGACAACAAAAAGGCCACCCGAAGGTGGCCCTAAATAGCCCTCGTGAGGCCGTTTTATTAGGTTGAACCAGAAGATCCAAACATACCCAATGGATCAGACCAGCCGAAGCTGTAACGCTCACGGGCCTTGTAACGAACGTTTCCAGTGTCAAAATCCCCATCCATCTTGTTCTCCAAAGGAGAGCGGATGAAGTGCTTCAAACCGTTAGGCACGTCAGTACACAAGAACCAAGCGTTTGTGTCTGTCAAGTAGTTGTTGACTGTGTAGCCTTCAGGGATAGAACCGTTGTTTTTCAACGCATTGATATCATTGTCAGCAGTACCAACACGCAATGAAGTCTCAAGCAAACGAGTTGCCGTGAACTGCAGTGCAGGAGGAACAATCAACTTTCTTGGCTTACCAGCGATCAGCAAGCCACGCTCATCAGTCCAAGCAGCGATCTGAATAACGGCGGCTTCCAAAGAAGTCTCGTTCAAATCAGCTTGAGTAGATGGGGTGTTGCTGTTAGTACCGCCGGAGATCAAGGGGTGTGCTGTGCTAAACAGAGGAACGCCATCACCACCGTAATAAACGGCAGAGTTAGTGAAACCATTGTTTAGAGTTGATGCAGCTTTGACCTGCTTGGTATAAGCCATAGCACGAGCTAAAGCTTTGGTGTAGCGAGCAGACAAGCTGTCGTACAAGTTATCTTCAACCGCTTCTTCAGTGATTGAGAAACCCAAGGCAATAGTTTCGTGTGTGTAACGAGCCGTAAACGCTTCCTGTGCATTGTCGTAAGCGATGGCGGAGCCCTCGTTCTTAACAGGTGCGGCAGAGAAGCCAGACAGTTTCGTCTCTTCTTCGAATGAACGCTCTGAAGTTTCGGTTTCATAAATTTCTTTATGTTGTTCACCGTAACGAGCGTACTCCATACCGAACAAAGCGTTCAGGCCGGGAAGCAGTTCTTTAAGTAGTTGTGCGCGTGAAATAGCCATGATTTACGCTCCTTATATGCCAGTAGAGTTGTTGTACTGGTGCATAGTCGCGTTGATCTTGACGATAAACTCAACAAATGTATCAGCGCCTGTTGCTGTCTCGCGAACCACATCAATGATGCGGATAGGCAGCGTGTTAGTAGTAGTTTGAGTGCCTTCATCAATCGCTACTGCTGAATTACCAGTGGTGGTAGAGCCAGCGTTTTGAATCAAAGCAATGTTATTACCAATAGCAGTGATGCCCATTCCGGCCACAGTTGTGGTTGCAGAACAAGAGACTACTTGGAACAGCGTATCAGGATCATCTGCAACAACTGCAAAAATCTGCGTGCCAGACTTTATAGACTGACTTGCTGGATAAAATTGCTGTTGCTGGACTTGACCATTACTGTTAGTAAAACTTACGCCCAAGAACACACCGCAAGGAGTGGCAGTTGTTGTGCCATTATCTAACTCGATTGTTCCTGATGTAATACGTTTTACCAAATCACCATAGAAAATGCTGGTGGCATAACCACTTGCAATTTGCATCAGGCGGGTTGCGCCTGCAAATACCTGTCCACCTATTAGGTTTACAGGCTTTAGACCGTAAGGGGCCGAGACTGTAGGATAAGCCATAAAAGACTCCTAAAATTTAAGTACCAGAACCGAAAGTAACCTTAGTTTTTCTCTCTGAAAAGAGAGGCATCCTAGGATCATTTTCACGAAGGAAATTGTTATCCACCGAATCAATCTGAGACTTATTCTGCTTGTCGTAATAATCGGCACGCTGTTTTAAGAACTCTTCAGGAATACGGCACAATAACAACCCACCAATTTCAATACCGCCTTTAAAGCGGCCTTCAACGGTGGCGTGCATCATAAGCTCGGGATAATCTTCTGCTTTGCAGGGTTCATATCCTTCACGTAACTTAGAAGAAATATTGCTAGGATCAGCTATACCCATTGTACTAATGCGAACGTATCTATGTTTCCAACCGGGGCGATCATTGGGCATAGGCAGAGTCTCGGGCGGACGCCACGCTTCAGGGCGTTGCATCTTTTGACGAGTATCCGCTTCACGAGCAGTACGATTTTGTGTCTTTCCAGACGATAAAACTTGATCCATCATTCACCTCTTCTTAGTTGAGCAACCTGTTTAGCGTATTCTTCCAAAGGAACCCCAAGACGGCGAGCGATCGCTGCTTCGGATGCCTTCAGCCTAATACGATTAGGCGGAGTGCTACGGGAGGCCGGGGCCACCACGTTAGCGGGCTTTGTTGCACGGCGCGGAGGTTCATCCTCGTAAACCGGTTCTGATGCCTTTTTCGAAGGGGCGTCATCTTCATAGCTCTGAGTATCATCATAATACTCAGGAAATCGTCTACGCATTGTAGCGTCTACTCGTTTGTAGTAGTCATCAGATCCCACAAAGTCTGTACCATGATCCTTAGCCAGCTTTTGATGCAACCCGAGGGCGGATGCTGTCATTTCAGGATCGGTACCAAACCAAGTGTTTTTCTGCATCCAACGCTGATCGCGTTGTGACACATTAGGCTGATTTGTACTACGTTGTTGTATTTGTACATTATTTTCTTCGACTTGTAAAGGCCTCATGTTCTGAACTTTATCTAAATTCAGCGTTGCCCGCGAAACGTCTGCTTGTGCTTCTACCACAGCATCGGAATCTCCAGACTCATAAGCCTCTTTGTATTTCTTCTTAGCATTCTCAAATTCCATCTCTGCAGATGACTTGGACTGCTCAATGTACGCTCTTGACCCAAGCGAGACTTGTTCTTGCAACTTGCGGTTTTGATCCCACAATTGCTTGGTCATCTTCTCAGCCGCCTCGCGCTCGCGCAATGCTTCTTCTTTAGCACGGCGCTCGTCATGGTAGCCGCGCGTAAATTTCTTAATACGGGCTTGAACTTTTTCATCGTATTCGGATAGTTCATCTTCAGTAGGGTCTTCGGGTGGTGTTTCGTCAGGCTTACGACCACGATCTCTACGAGGCGTGTCGTTTTCGATTTCTACTTCAAATCCGCCATCATCTTCTGTATCTACGGGTTTACCCTTAGCTTCTTCCTCTGCTTCATGAGGAAACTTAAAGTCATCTTTTAACTCAGCTTGTGCCATGTGTTACTCCTTATGATGCACGTGTAATGCCACGGGGGTCTTCCACGACTGCTTCAACCGAATCATCATTGAGGATACGGAATTCGCGGCCATGAATCTTCAGGCGCGTACCTGAATTAGGGCGGATGATGACAAAGTCACCCTCCTTGCAACTCGGCCCACTTGGGAACCGAGTGGTATCTTTGTAGCAGTCAGGCCCAAGCTTGACCACAAACAACACGGGGGTCAGCACTTCTTCATGGTGCATGACTTGGCTTGATTTAATCAGGCCAACTTCGCTATCAGCAAACTCTTCCATAGCTTCCGGCACTACACAAAGTAGGTGAAAAGTTTTAGGATCAGGCAACTGCTTAGCTTTATCTTCGGCGGTCTTATTAAGAATACCGGACAAGTCCACGGCAGCGACGTTAAATTCAGTCATCAGATTTCTCCATTTTTTGCACGAGGTCATTAATTACATTCTCTGCTAGGTTAAGACCTCGGATCACCCCACAGATACTTCGATACTCTTCTATGTCAGCGGCTCTACCGTTGGCAAGGTGAAAAGCTTGTTCCGCTCTAAGTCGCTCAATCTCATTAACGATGTGCGACAAAAGTTTGTAGTCGTTCAATCTCTCTCCCTTTTAGGTTTTTGGGACGTTCTTTGTGCCGCTTGCATGGCCATCTGAGCGCGGTGCTTGGCGATATCAGCGCCAATTCGAGTGCCTTCAAGAAGTTGATTCTTCTGAAGTTTGTCTTTTGCAGCGGCTGCGCTTGCACCAACCTGCATAGCTGCAATTTCTTTCTGGGCCGCAATGCGTGACTCTTCAATGCGAAGCTGGTCAGCTTTGGCTGCCGCATCAACTTGTTGTTTCTGCACCTTAAGTTGAAGTTCTTGCATCTTAATTTGCAACTCTTGCTGCTGCATTTGAATAAGCGGGTCTTGCGCTTGCTGTTGAGCCTGCTGCTGTGCGGCCTGCGACTGGGCTTGTTGAGTCATGCGAGTCGAGGCTTGTGCAGCTAACTGTGCAACTTGTGCAGCCACCTCTGGAGCCATGTTCTTTCCTTGCTCCTCTGTTGGTAGCAACAAACCAACTGTCTGCTCAACTTCTTTGCGATATGCGTACGCTAAGTGCTCGTTGATGTGCGCCATCATTGCGGCTACAAGTGCCTGACCTTGTGGAGTCTGCCCAATTAAACCCATGATCTTGGGGTTCTGAAGCATGCTTGTGTGCACTGCAATATGCGCTTGATGATCCTGCTCAATAAACGCTTTAGCAGGTTTGCCAGTCAAAACATTCTGGTTCTCTTGCACTGGATCTGTAGCTTTAGCATCGTCCTCAATCGGGATTAGCTTTGCTGCATTCTTAATACCCAACACCTCAATCATCTGACGGTGTAGTAAAGGAAGGTTATATAACTGCGGCGCTGTCTGCGCTAACTGAAGAGCGGCTTGGTATTGCACAATCTTCTGCGCCATCGTTGCAGCGTTTGGATCGCTCACAGGGATTACAGCGACCATATCGTAGTCAGACTTCTTAGCACGGCGTGAGCCATCAATTGGCTCGTAGTCATACTCTTCTGGTGTGTAGTCAGCGATGATGGCTTTCAAGAGGCGGAACTCTTGACGCATTGAGTAGTGCATACGTGCTTGCACTGCGCCCATCACTTTGAGTGTTCTCTCAAGAATAGCCAATGTTGTACCCACGGGTGCTTGCGCACTCATGTCACTGACGTTCATGTCTCCTGCGGAAGCAAACTGTCTACCCTCTTGCACAATGTTCTGGAACAAGGCAAAGAGAACCTGACTGGGTTCCTTGTAAGGCAACGGCAAAATGTTGTCTCTGATGGATCCACTCGGTACATCAACATCACGAAATTCCCCCGGTGCAATGGGGGTGTCGTCACCCTTGACTCGTAAGCCGCGAGACTTAAGACCACCGGGTAAATTAGACAAAGTGCCAGCATCGACGAGCTGACGAATAAGCATAGTCGCTGACTTGGCGTAGCCGCCGATAAGGTGAATGAGTCCGTATCCATAAAAGCCAAACCCCGGTATATATTGATAATGTACAAAGTGCTGACGCTTGATGTGCAACTCATCATCCTCGTACCAATTGCGGCGAATGGCAAGAATCTTAGTTGTCGCTTTCTCAACAGTCACAACATACGGTAGTGCTATGCCCGTCTTCTCACCATCTTTATCTTCATGCTCATAACCCTTCAAGTCAAGGTCAACGTGCATCTCAAGTATGCGATACCTCTCATCTTGCAGTGCTGACATGCCTGTTTCTTCAGCTTTCTGCTTCTCAATATCATCAAGCTCACCGGACGGCTCACCCAACTCCACGTCGCTGTAGAACCCAGCCTCTTGCAGTTTAAGAATCTCATTCTCAGTCTTACGCATCACGTGCGTAACGCGCTCGGCACGCTCTAAGTTAGATGCGCCGTATGGCACAACAATGTCTTCTGCGGGGATAAACATCGCAACTTGACGTCCAATGCTTGGGTCGTAATAAACCTTCTTAAACGCCGATCCAGACAGAGGTAAATTCCACAACAACTTTGCGCCCAACATCATCCTATTAAACACGTATAAGAAGCGGGTTGAGTTTCCAGAGTTAAAACGAGATGTGCTCAGAGAGTACAACGAGTATGAGCCTGACTCACTGATCGTAGAGAAGAAGGCGTCCGGTGCGCCGCTAATCTATGACTTAAGAGCAATGGGTATACCGGTGCAAGAGTTCACACCGGGTAAGGGCCAAGACAAAATTGCCCGTTTGAACTCAGTCTCAGACATAATTGCAAGTGGGAAAGTGTGGGTTCCACAAACCCGCTGGGCAGAAGAGTTAGTAGATGAAGTTGCAGCATTTCCGTCAGGCGAGCATGATGACTTGGTTGACTCAACAACTTTAGCGCTTATGCGCTTTCGTCAGGGTGGGTTCTTACGCTTACCAAGCGATGAGCCCGAAGAGATTAAATGGTTTAAAGGCCACCGCCGCGAGCGGTTCTATACAGTTTAAGGATAAATTATGGCAACGAATTCAGTAGACAAAGGTTTGTACGCAGCCCCTCTTGGTATCGAAGAAGATATGGATATGGCTCCAATAGAGATTGAGATTGAAGACCCTGAAGGCGTGCGTATTGCTATGGGTGGTATTGAGATTGAACTAGAACCCGGCAAAAAAGAAACGGATGAAGACTTTGATGCCAACCTTGCTGACTTTATGGACGACAGTGCGCTTGACTCTCTTGGTAGTGAGTTGGTTGCTGATTTTGACAAAGATATTGGTGATCGCAAAGATTGGATCAGAACCTATGTTGACGGCTTAAAGTTATTGGGTTTGAAGTATGAGGAAAGAACAGAGCCATGGGCCGGTGCTTGTGGTGTGTTTCACCCCATGCTCACTGAGTCTGTTGTGCGTTTCCAAAGTGAAGGCATCATGGAGACGTTCCCCGCCGCTGGCCCAGTGAAGACGCAAATCTTGGGGAAAGATACCCCCGTAAAAGAAGAAGCATCTGCTCGCGTAAGAGAAGACATGAACTACCAACTCACTGAGGTGATGGTTGAGTATCGCCCAGAGCATGAGAAGCTATTGTGGTCACTACCTCTAGCCGGTAGTGCTTTCAATGAAGTTTACTACGACCCAAGCAAAGTGCGCCAAG